CTAGAATGTTTTTAATGTCCTTTAGCATTTCTGTTGGGTTTTTCATATTTATATAACGATTAATAATTAGTATTTTGCATTTTCAGTCTGTTCCGTATATCTTACCTATGCCTTGAGACCATAAAGACCCATCACAACATTTTCTTGAATAAGTATTAGTATCCTTGCAAAGGCAACCTCTTGCGCTGCTCTTAGGACTTGTTTTACTAGGAGTTTTCCACCATCTACGCATAGTTCTGTGTTTTTTGTATAAAGTAAATAATATCCCAAACCTTTGAAGTACCACCTACCGAAGTTATTTTAAATTCAACACCATCTGCAACAAAGTCAGCGTCTGTATAATATTGCATCACCATACTTTCTTGATGCTCTATATCATTTCCTTTAGGAAAAGCTAATGTACCTGATACTCTTGCTATTTGACCTGATCCTACAAGATTGTATTCTAAGAATGTTTGGTTTGCATTAGGTGCTTGTGCTTTAAAGGCTATTGTAAATAAATAAGTGTCGTTTACGTTTTCTCCTAGTATCTTCTGTGTGCTAGAATCATAATAGTCAAATCCTGTGTGACTTCTTACAACATTGCCTGCATTATTAGGAACAGTCGTTAGTGTGTCTGCTGCTAAAGATAACTTGTTAGTACTAGTGTAAACTGTGTCATCATATCTTGCCCATCCTAATCCACTATAAGCACCACCTTGAGGATAAATTTTTCTCCACTCTCCGTTCCAAACAGTATAGACACCTGTAGAAGTAGTTACGTAAGCACCCTCTTCTATTTTGTAGGCTTCTCTTATTTCATCAGAGTCTACATCTACCTGTACTTTGTATGAAGTGTTTTTAATCATTTAGATTGTTGTGTTTTTATTTCACAAAGAATTTAACATCGCTAATAAATTTAACAGCTTCTCTTACTAAGTCAATGTTTTCTTTTTTAGCTTGTAGCAATTTATTATACACATCTATTTGCTTAGGATTCATATCAAGTTCCTTAGCTGCTCTTTCAATGTCATTAATTGCTGTTTCATAGTAAGCTACATTAAATATAGCCGAACCATCTCTTAACGTATTTGTTTCGTTCATAAACTTTTTAGCTTCTGAATTTACATCTACAAGTTTTTTAATTAGAGATATAGCTTCTTTTTTTAATTTCTTTGCTCTTTGGTTTCCTTTTTCAATGTCCTTTAAAACATTCTTAGCTTCAATAGCTAACTCTACCTTTTCTAACTCTTTCTTATTGAGTTTCACCTCTGATAGCTTTGTAAAAATCTTTTGTAATTCAGGTTTCATATTTATTTATTTTAATTTATAGGTATACAATTAGGCACTAACTTGCCATTTTTTCTTTTCATTCCGTATTGCTCATATCCTGCTTGACAAGGCTTTTTTAAATTGTGTTGCTCGCAAGGCATAAACCATATCTTATCTTCAAATTCGTGTTCGTGATAACCATCACATCCTAAATTCTTTGCAGCTTCTAGTGCTTGTTCTTTAGTAGAGTAGGCTAGTCTGTCATCTATGATAGCAGTATTCTCATCAATCACTTGTGATCCTACATACATATCTAGCTTTTTAAGTTTGTTGATTGCCCACTCAACTCCTGAAGTGCCACCCCAAGCATCCCACATTAGTCCTCCACATCCTTCCGAGTAAGGTACATCTTTGTGTTGTTGGTGTCTTTTAAAGGATGCCATTCTAGCAATAGTATCTCTAGTGATTGGCTCTTTGTTAGCTAATTGGTTTGCTCTTTTTTTTCCTGTAGCTTCTCCACAAGAACCCCAACCATTCTTTTCTGCCCATTCTAAGGCTCTTTTAGCGTTATTTGATGCTGAGTCAGGATAATCTGTATAAGATTCTAGTTCTTCCTTAAAAAGGTCTATTATTTGGTCTATCGTTTGTTTCGCATCTTGCTCTTCTTTTGACATTCCTACAGCATCTTTGGGTCTTTCCATTTTATCTGCAAAGTAACCCTCAATAGAAAAGCCTTTTACCTTACCTGTTTTTACAAACTTCTCCCAAACATCATCATTATTTACTTTTACAGTACCCATCCAAGTTCCGATAGGCACATCCATACCGTACTTTCTGCTCTTATCGTGCACCTCATCCTCTACGATCCAAGACTCTACTAAGCTAAGTCCTGATAGTTCATACTGATGTTCTAGTGTTGAGTTGTTTTGATTGCCTTTCATTAAATACATTTGAGAGGCTTTTAAGACAGTATCTTTAGAAAAGTATATGTAGTACTCATCTTCTCCTGATCTTCTATATATAGGCTTGTTAGGTATCAATAAAGCACCCATAAGAATCTTTTTCTCACCTGATACTTCAGCTAGTTTTATTTCTTCTGCTTTTAGTGCTACAAAGTCCTCTTCTATTGCAGGATTCTCTACTACGCTTATAGCTTCGATTCCTACTGCATCTTGGTCTTCGTCTAGTATAAGTTCTACGATTCTCATAATAATATAACGCTTATTTTAAATTAATTTGCATTTTAAATACTAGCAGATTCTACTATGTTTCTATCTAACCCTTGTGCAGTTGTTACATCGTTGCTTACTACGTAGGCTCTTTGTGGTTTAGCTTGTTGTCCTGATATAGCATCTGCAAGTTGATTAGTACCTCCTACACCTACTACATTAAAGTCAGGTGCTTGTGCCTCTACTGTTGGTGCTTGTATCTGTGGTGTGCTTATACTTGCGCCTCCTCCTGTTGCTGCTGAAGCTGCTTTAGTTGCATTTACTGCTGATTTAACGCTAGAAATAATTCCTGCTGCTTGACCTGCAAAAGCAATTAACAAAGGAATGTTAGCAGGAAATCCTACTTTAGCTGTTGATGCTGCTCCTTTAGCTATATCAACTCCTGCTGCTGATGCTCTTAAAGATATTTCTGATAGTGTAGCTTTAGCTTGTTCTATTTGCTCTCTTAGTCTTATTCCTTGTTTAGCTATGAATAATGCTTTCCCAACTTTAGTTTCTTCTCCTGCTGCATTAATTGTAGCATCTAAAGTGTCATTTATTAATTCTTTTCTTTTCTCTGCATCTTCTTCAGCCTTTTTTAAATCTTCTTCTGCTTGGAATATTTTAGCATCTCTTAAATCTTGATCTCTTTCTTGTAATTCTCTTTCTAAAGAAATAGCGTTGATTTTTTGCTCTGATCTAAATCCTTCAATCTGTGCTAGTACTGCTTCTCTTTCATTTTGTGCTTCTAATAAAGCTATGTAGTTTTCTTGATTTTGGTTTTTATCATATTCTGCTTGCGCTGCTGCTATAGTTATGTCAACATTTTCAAGCATTAATTTTTGTTGTTCTTCTAATACTTCGCTTAGCCTTTCATTAGCTGCTATCCTTTCTTCAATAGACAATGTCTCATCATCTCTTATTTGTCTTTGCTGCTCAGCTTGTCTATCATACTTTTCTATTAAGCCTTGATTTATAACAGCAGCTACTTCTGCCTGTTTGTTTAATTCTACTGTACCTTTTGCAGCATCATAAGTAGACTTAGCATAATCTTTAATACTATTTACTACAGAAGGAACTACCTCTGACACTTTATCGAAAGTATTGTTTACTCCTGTTACAACATCAAATAATTCTTTTCCTGCTTCTTTAGCACTTTCTGCTGCACCTGCAAAATCTCCTGCAAATACTTTAACTACAGCTTCTCCTAAAAATCCTAAAGCATCTAAGGCACTAGAGACTCTTTCTATTACATTGTCTACAATAGCTTGACCAAAGTTTTTAAGAGACTGTACAGGGTTTTCAAATAGCCCTTTAAAGTAATCTATAACAGTTCCTACGTTTTGATCTAGGAATTTAAATAGATCATTAAAAGCTATACTTAGTGCTTCGGTTGCAGTTGTAAAAGTGTCTACTACTTTTTGATTAGAGCTAAAAGTTTCTCTTAGTAAGTCAAAGGCTTTGATCACTACTGTTGCACCTAACGCACCCTTAAAAATGTTTTGGATTCCTTTTAATACTTTTGTAGATTTCTTAGCTTGTTTCTCTACACCATCTAAACCTTTCTCTATTGTGCTTGTTGCTGTTTCTGAGTTACTTTTTACATCTTTTAAAATATCTGATACATCGTTTAAAGTAGCTTCAGTTCCTTTAGCGTCTACCTCTAACTCTATTTTGTATTGTTGTGCCATTTTATTTCTTTTTTAATCTGTTTAAATGCTCCCTTAAAACTATCAGGCAAAGCATACTTACCTTGTGCTATTCTTATATTTTCTGTGTCTCCTTTTGCTACGCTAAGTACTTCTAGTATATTCTCTAACATATTAATTATTAAAATCTATTCTAACAGCACTCAACAATGTAGAACTTGCTCTTGGGAAAACTCTAAATTGACCACTCAAATCTCCACCACCTTGTAAGTTGTTTGCTATCGTTACATCGTGTACCTGTGTACCCCCTGCGTCATTTGTTGATGGTGTTACATTTGTAGTTAATGTTGAGTTTGTTAATGTTACGTAGTAAGCACCATTTGAAACTACTTCAATTTGTAATACTACATTTTCAGGCACAACTACAGCACCAGTCACATTGTTCCAAGATGTTTGTGGACTTATTCTATATCTAAACGATACAGTTGTAGCAGGATCAGCAACTGGACTGCCTGAGTAACTAAGTGAAGCTGTTTTGTCACTAGCTTGTATTGATCCTGTCACTTCTATAACATAAGTAGAACTAGTGTGAGAATCTTTTACTACTGATACACCTGTGCCACCTGGACTTACTGTTGGTGTTGTAATACTTCCTGCTGTAAATTCATATCCTGAATTGGCTGTGTATGTAAGCAAGTATCTATATGTGTCTCCACTCTCACCTCTTGGTTTAAGAACTGAATTGTTTCCTTCAAAGTCAGCTTTAGAGGCTTCATAAGATGGGTCTTTGTAAACACTCAGACTTGCATTCTGTACTGTTGTAGGAATAGAAATATCAGTTTGATAAACATCTACATTTGTCGCTGAAACGTGAATATTATAAGTGTGATTGCCATCGTTAGAAGCACTAGGGAAATTACCTCCAACTGTGATGTTCATAACATCTCCTACTAAGACTTTATCTAAAGTGTATTGGCTAGATACGTTAGTACCACTTTCAAAAAGCTGTATACTTGTAACTTGACTTTCTGATAGCCACTCGCCTTCATTATTAGTAAATAAGAACTCAAGAGCAGGGCTTATAGCATTGCCACATTGACCTGTACTGTAAGATATTTGACCAGTTCCTAAACTTGCATTTATGTTTGATATTACAGGGTTTTGGAAAGATAATGTACCACCACTACAAGTAGCTGCACTTTGTGTTGTAAATGTTTGAATAGCACCATAGCTAGTGTCTACTGTATTGGTTGCATAAGCCCTGTAGGAATAAAACTGATTTGAGTTTAAGCCACTAATAGGAGCGTTATAGGATCCTGCTGAAGTGCCTACTACTGTTACATTAGAAATAGTATTAGATAAAGATGGTGTTCCTGACCCTGTTATATACACAAATCCTTTTACTGTATAATTAGGATTACCTACATCGGTTACATTGCCTTCAAAAGTAACACTAGAAGTACCAACACTACTAGCTAGATTGGTTGTTACAGATGGAGCATATGTTGTTGGCGATGTTGCTGCTGTGGAAAATGTAAGAACGCTACCATATGCAGTTCCTTGAGTATTTATTGCAAATGCTCTATAAGAATACGAAGTGCTAGATGGCAACCCAGTTAATGCACCTGAAAAAGAACCTGAACTAGTTCCTGATACTGGCAAAGTAAGATTGCTTGAGTCAGGTGTACCTGATCCTTGCATATAATAAAAACCTTTAGAACTATAATTTGGAACTCCTACGTTTGTAACATTTCCTTGTAAAATTGTAGAACTACTTGTAGGTGTTGAATTACCTGACGTAATTACAGTAGCTAAACTTTGTGTTGCTGCTGTAGTAAAGGTTATTACATTCCCTGTAACTACTGTAGAAGAAGGTGTAATAGCATAAGCAACAAAAGAATAAGTAGATGAAGCTGATAGTGAAGTAATATTTGTAGAATACGCATTTGTATCTGTTCCTGAAACTATTACGTTATTATCAGAAGCTGTAGGTGTGACACTACCTACTGCCCAATAGAATCCTCTAGTTGTATAGGCAGGGCTTCCTGCTGATGTTACTTGTCCATTTAAGGTAGCTGATGTTTGTTGTATAGGATTTGCATTAGATGTAACTACTGTAGGTAACACATCTGCAACAGGTGCTACATAAGGATTAACAAGGTTTAAAAGTTCTAAGTTGCTTTCTCCTGTTTCTAGGTTACTTTCAATGCTGTTAATTTTATATATCCTATCTAATATCTGCACCTTGTCTGCTAAAGAATAGTTTAGCAAGAAGCTGATAGGCAAATAGGCTTTTACTTTTGTAAGTCTTAGCTTAGCATTGAATATTTCTTCTATGTATGTTTTGTAGTAGTCTTCAAATAAAGTTCCTTCAAAAGTAGTATCTAATGAGTATTCGTTTACCTCTAAGTTAAAGTTTATGTTTGAGTCATCAACTCCTGAATTAATAGTAACACTATTGGAAGGTATAAAGTATGTAGTTATATTAGTGAAACTACCGATCAAGTTATTTAAAAATCTTATTTGTGTAGGTGTGCTACTAACAGGATAAAATAATAAAGGCTTGCCAAAATAAGGATCATTGTTATCATCTACAAACCATCCTACTTGTGCAGATGTTAAAGCATTTGTTGCTCCGTTTATTAGTCTTTCGTATTTAAGGTGTTCAAATGGTGCTTTTACGCTGTATATATCACCTCCTGCATCAAAGTTATCATCTCCCTTATATTCTACTGTACCCCACTCTACATTATTAGCTTGTTGATGTTGCAAGGCTAGCTTAGTTCCTAGTCCTTCATAACCAAAATCCACTTCTTTGAATGGTAAGGCTACATTCACATCCTTACTGGTTACTTCTACGTATTGTGTTATATCTCTTATTTCTGTAGAACTTGAATAAAAGCTATCAAGTGTTTTTACAGTTATTGTATCACCCTCGTAAAAAGCAGTCAAATTAAACATCTTAAATAACCCTGTGAGAAAGTCTATTACTTTCATCTTAGGTATTTGCTCTGTGATAATAAAGTTTTGTGCTGTTGAGACTAACAGCCCTGATGTTTGGTTATATGTTTTGCTTTCGCCTGTAAGATTATTTGATACTGCTAATGAGAATCCTGAGAAGTTTGTGTTACCTGCTGCGTATATAAAAATCTGATACCCTGTACTAGAGTTTGTAAGAAACCCTGTAAAATTATAAGCACCTGTAGTAGTTACGTTTTCTTGTCTGTATATTTGACCATCCTTTTTTATTATTATAGAATAGTCGTTAGATGTTGTTTGAGTAGCAGTAAATGTGTAAGACATTTGCACAGGACTTGCCATTCCAAAAACTTGAAAATTTGAACCATTACAAAATAAACCAGTAACATCTAAAGGAGGAGTGTCAGCAGGAAATCCTTCTATTAAAGTTGTAACTAGTGCATCCTCATCAAAAGCACTTCCCTTTTTCCTATGAAGCCACATATATAGCTTGTAGTAAGGATCATTTGTAGAATCAAAGAAATCTGTAGAGAATGTTATACCATAGGTTTCTTCTATTGCTTTGATAATTATATGCACAGGTATAGCATACTTTAACTCTTCATAATATACACCATTACCAGTAGCAGCATTTAAGTTGCCTATTGCTGTTGTGGCAGTATCATAAAACAATCTTGTAGTATGTGAAATAAGAGGAGCAACTAATGCGTCTGTGTAGGTTACACTATCAACTGTTTTATCGTGTCCATATCTTAAACCATCTAGGACTTCTGCTGCGCTATATTCGTGGCTGAAGTTGTCTAGCCATTCTAAAGAACTCAATGTGTCTTCTCCTAATAAGTCTTTTAGATCAATAGTATTTCCAAAGAATGTGATCTTGTAAGTATGTGGCTTGCCGTTTTTAAGATTGACACTATTTAGCTTGATCTTACCTTTTCTAAATTCTTTGTTGTTTAATTCTAATCTTGCTGTTGTTTTCTTTCTAGCATCGTAGCCATTGTCTATGTCGTAATTGTAATAGTGCTTGAATATTTTATTGTTAGTCTTAGATGCAGGCAAATTAAAAGTCTTGCTAAAATCTGTAAAGACCTTAGATATATCTTTTACGTTCTGTATGGTCTGAGTAACAGTTACTGATTCATCTTTAAATAAATCAACTCTTTGACCCTCTATATACAACTGTAATACTTGCATCTATCTTAAATCATTAATCACGTTAAAGGCATACTGTACATTTATTGTGTAGTTTACTAGCCTGTCGTTTACGCTTGTTTTATATGTTAGCTGTGTTGTAGTAATATCTACAGGGATAACATCACTTCCTATTGTTGCCCATACTTGTTCTGACAATAGCATTTCCTCAAAAGAAGCATTTAAAGCCTCTGATACGAATCCTGTGTTCATAGTTAGGCTAGTTGTACCCTGAGTATTTAAAACCCTCTTAGAATGCGTATTGATGTCGTATGTGCCCGTACTAGATACTAGCGATCTCTTATAAGTTTCTTTTGTAGTGTTGACGCTCTCTACTGACTTCTTAAAAAAGTACATATCTTGTAATGCTCCAAACTTATTTACAAAGGTCATTTTAATTGGTGTGTACTTAGGTTCGCAAACTCTTTTTATTGTTACTGTTTGACCACCTGCAAAAACACTTGTAGAGGCAGTTCCAAATAAATCATATACAATACCATTAGAACTTTCTTCTGCTACTTGCCCTGTTGTATTCTCAGGAACATATATTACAGTATTAGATTGCAATAAACTGTTAGAAGTTACTGTAGGACTTGCACCATCCATAAACTCACCATAACCATCGAAGCCTGTATGTGTGAAGTTTACATCTGATCCTACTTGAGCATCGCTAGTGTCGTAAAACTTAATAGTACCTGTGATATTTATTACCTGTGATGTATATGTGCCGTCAAAAGTTATGTCTATATAGTCTCTTGCTAGTTCGCTTATCTCAAACAATGCTCCGTCAGAACTATCTACATCTTTTGTGATAGTATAATGTTGCGTGCCTTCAACACTTAAATCTAATGTAGCATAAGAACTACCTGCTTCGGTGTTGTAAATGTAGTAAGGACTTCTAAGTAATATATTTGCCATTATGTTGTAAAATCTAATAAATCGTCTATGTCTAAATTGAAGCTGTCTATAAGATCAGCAGGTAAATTATCAAAGGCTTTTTCGAAAGGTTTAGTAAAAAACAGGCTAGGCTTAATTCCTTTTTCTTTGATTGATCTTGCTAAAATAAATCCTATGCTTTTGTAGTTACCTTTCTTGTATCTTCCTTTCTCATCTCTTAGTCTAATGTTTCTAGCTTTTGCCCACTTAGCTAATGCTTCAGAAGGTGGCTGCTTGTTAGAATAGCTAAAGATTGTATTGTACTTTTTTTTAGTTCCTGATACTCCCTGATCAACATACTGACCATAAGGCAACATATAAAACTCTAATCCAAAACTATTAGGACTTACTTTTAAATCATATCCTAGAGAACCATATAAATCACTAGATACATTTTTGCCTTGCTTAGTAAGATTAGTCCTAGCCTGTTGTATTACATACTTAGCAAACCTATTTAATTCCTCTTTTGTTTTGTCAAAACTCATTAGCAGACTTCTTGATCGTTCTTAATCATTATATCAAATGTTGCTGCCCATCCTGCTAGCAAGTTTTCAAATCTATCTGTGAAAGGCTCAAAGGATACATCTCCTATGATCTGATAGCCCTCTCTGTACAAGCTACCTATTCTAATCTTTTGCAGTAAGTTGTTTAGTACTCTGAATTGTGCGTTAAGAATATCTTGCTCGTTCGTGTTGCCTCTAAATCTGTTTGTAGTAGGTTTCTTTTCTACATTAACAATATCCATTCCTAAAAGGCTAACATTGAAAGTAAGTGTTTGCTCTCCTGATGTAACAGAGTTTACTATAAGGTGTGCTAGTGGAAATATAGTTTGCTTGTTTAAATCTACATCAGAGATATCTCCATAGGTAACTGCATTTACATTGATGTCCTCTATAAGAAGATTCTCTATTAGGTCTGTTACTACATAAAAACCTCTTGCTGCTATATTCATTTAAACTTACTTTTAATTTGTTTTGATTCTATGTCTGTTTTCTCTTTCATAAAGGATAATGCTAATAGTGCCTTATGTACATTTAGTTTAGTGATATCTTCAAATCTTGTAATATCTCCTTGAGCGAGTGCGTGAACTGACGAGTACCAACCCCACTTTGCTCCAAATTGAGAAACTGCTGTAAAGCTGTCTCCTCCTTGTGTTCCAAATAATTCATCATAGTCATTGACAAGTCGATCCCTAAATGATAAAAAAAAAGTACCGCACTTAGTGCTGCATCTAAAGGCATAGCTTTCATATAGCCTGTCTCTTTTGCTGTGTACTCTTCTATTGAGTATCTTTCTCCATATCGATTCTTGATCGGTCTATATAGAACTCCCATTGCTCTATCCATCAATTCCCAGTCTGTAAGATAGTTATCCAGGTCTATGTATTCTCCAAAGGATATATCTTCTAGGTTAGGAATAAAACCATACTCTACACCATCCATAAAGAAAGTCTTTTTAAGTGCAGGCTTCTCATTAAACATATCTGATAGAATAGCACATATACCATTTACATCTGCTAGCTTTAGCTTCATTACATCTGTAAGTTTCAACTCGCAGAATATCTCTATCATTTTGCTAGATAAGAATCTCTCATCTGTGTTCTCGTTCTGTATTTTTAAGAACTTCTGATATTGCCCTAGTGTGATCTCCGATAACTTGTCAGGAACTGTAATATCTATCTTCATATATATATAACGTATTTTTCTTAATATTTTTAAAAATAAAAAAAGGGCAACTAAAAAGCTACCCTAATTTAAACAAAAACATCTAACTAAAAACTATGCGACTCCCATAGCTAAGTCTGCAAATTTACATAGGATTAAAAAAGCTATGGTTCCTATGAGCGTTACCAAATGAAGAATGAAGTATTTTTTAAAGTGTATCATAATTGTATCTGTTCTATTATTGCCTCCTCTATATTCGAGTTTATTAAGTTCTTTAATTCTCTGCCGTCTTCTGTAGTGACGCTTACTAAAGAATAGTTTCCTGCATATCCTACTGAGTAATCAGCAGCTTCTTTTTCATACTCTATGTAGTATGTTCTATCGTTGTGATCAAGTGTTGTGCTGTGTATCATAATTGTAATTTTAAAAGGGGAGTTGCCTCCCCCTGTATTAATTAAAAATTAACTCTTAAATTAAGCATTTTTTTTGCTGCAATTCTTAAAGGATCATTTACTTCCTTGTGTTCTAACATTTCTTTTTTTGCATAAAACGCTTTCAAAAACATTTCCTCATCTTCTTTATATTCAAATATTGGAATGTTTAGTTGTTCTTTTAAAGATTCTATCGCCCATTCTAATTCTTCATATCGCTCCATAAATCTCTCTTGGAAGGCTTCATCAGCTATGCGTGCAATAAAGTTTAATACTCTAAATTGTTCTTCTAAATTTTGACAATCTTCTACTGTAAATAAGTTATCTAATATCTCGAAATTTTCGTGAGGCTCTTAACCCCTTTTATTAATTGTTTGCCATTATTGACACCACAAATATATAATTATTTATTTAATTAACAAATTTAAATAACTTTTTTTACCTAATGGCATATTTTCCGTAGTTAGGTCTTGATAGAACATTGTAAGTAGCGTACCTCAAAGAGTCAATAGTGTGGTCATTTGCAGCTACAGGCTTATTAAGCAGCTTTCCTGTACGATCTTCTTGCCACTTGTAGTTTCGCATCTCTCTTATTAGATTGTCGCTCTGTGGGTCTATAACTAGCTTGTATCGTTTTAGTAGATCGATTCCTGCTCTAATACTATCTTGCCCTTTAAGAGTTGGTCTAACCTTGTTGCCCATCCTTCTTAGTTCTTCTATTAGTCTAGGCTCTGCTGAATCTATATAAACATACTCTTGCAAGTTTTGTGTTTTAAGGAAGTTGTGTAAGTCAGCTGTTGTCATCATAGTTCTATAAAGCAGTTCCCTACAATATAGAGTGTAGTCTTTTTGATATACCTCAACTAAGGTACTAGGATCTACAGAGAATCCTAAGTCCATACCATATCCTACAAGCTGTGCATCATCAGGTCTTTTACCTTCTGTAAAACTAAATATAGTAGCCTTACTTATTCCTCTTAATCCTAGTCCGTAGATTTGCCAGTATTGTTCGTCTGTTTCTTTTAGCCTCTCAATCTCTTCTACTAGAGTACGATCTAAGAATGGATTGTCTTTATACGTTGTGATGTAGAAATCACAGTCCTCCCTAGTTAGTATCTTATCGTATATGAAGTGAAATTCATCAGAAGGGTTAAAGTCTAATACTATCTTATCTAGTGTCCTAAATACAAGTTGATTCCATTGTTCGTATGTTAACTCGTTTGCCTCATTACAGAACAGCATATCTCTTTTCCTACCTCTTACTTTTTGTGGCTGATCTAAAGAAATAAATTCTACTAGGTTTCCAAATAGCTTATACTCTGAGTTTGTTTTATTATGATCTTGCTCTAAGTATATATCGTGCTTCTTTAGTATCTCAAAGAAATCTCTCATTACTGTGGCTCTAAGAGCAGGAAAAGTATTTCTACATATTGTAACAGTCTTGCCTGTGTTTATATTGCAGTAGTCAAATATTATCCATAGAAGTATATTATAAGTCTTACCTGACCTTGTTCCACCTTGATGTGCTACTATCTTCTTAGAAGTAGTTTGTAAGGAATGGAATACTTTGTTAGTCTTTATCTTCAAACTTGTTTACTATCTCGATTTCTATTTTAGGAGGCATACCATCTGCTCCTGTTATTTCTTGTCGCTCTACATAGCCTCTATACTTTCCTTTTGTTTTTAGGTAGAATAGAATCTCATTTGTTTTGCCACTCTTAATATTATCTAGTAGCTTGCTTTCTGCCATATCTATTAAGCCTTCTTGTATTTCTTCTACAGCTTGTGCAAACTCTTCATCATTGTTTTTCCAGTTGTAATAGGTTTTTCTAGCAATCCCTGCTGCTTTACAAGAGTCTTGTACGTTGCCTAAGTTATTGGCAAACACTTCTAAAAACTTTTCTTTATCTCTCATATTATTTAAATTATTTTAGGATATATAGTATGAATGTACAACAATAGGCATATCAAACTCAATTTCGTGCATAACAAAAAAATTGTATATAATAGGTTCTAATTCTTTTTTTACGTAATGATGTAATATTTTGCCCTGATATTTATTATCTACTCCTAATGCTATAAAATGTGGTACAGTTTTACTTTTATGTTTATTTTGCAAACCATTAAATTCTATATACTCTTTGCTACAAGGATTTATAGATACTTTAGCACTTTTTAAAATAGACGCTGTATTGTAATTTTGTTTATTCTCTAAAATTTGTATATGACAATCAATTAAACTATTAATTATTTTAATACTAAATTGTAATTTATCCTTCATTTGTGTGTATTTTGTGTATTCTAGTGTTCTCCTCCATAACTCATATCTAAGCTAGATTCCTGTAATCTCTTCTCTTCTTCCTCTATCCATTTAGCATCTTGTATTAGCTTTTCCTCATACATATCTCTAACTTGATTACTAAGTTCTATTACGTCTTCGTCTAGCAAGTAGTCTACCTTGATCTTAATAAACTCTTTACGCATTCCTATCTTACCTTTCTTTTCGTTCATTAGGATTTCGTAGAGCCATCCTTCTAACTCAGAGTTGTAATGTATATAGATGTCAAAGTTTTTTAGTGAGTGTAGTATAGTAGCGTGGTTTCTATTCATTATCTTGGCAATGTGATAGGGTTTCCTTTTATGGTACTTGCACAGCAAGTGTATGTATAACGCTCTTGATTCTACTGTCTCTCTTCTTCTGTTTCTATCGTAAGGATCATATCCTGTTACTTTTCTTACTTCTTCTCTTAATTTCTTTTCTATTGTCATATTAAAATATTTCTAATTGATTCTCATTTTGATTATTAATAACACCTAAGGCAGTTTGCAATATTGTTTTGCCTGCTTCATAGTCCACAAGATTTCTTGCCATTTTTAGTCTTGATTGATCACCATTATATTTATTAAAATCAAAATCGTGATAAATTGATAATTCTTTTATAAGCATATTACTTAAATTTTTACCTCGACCCCTATCACTTAATTTATTTGGTAAATTAAAATTAGACCAATATAAATGTCTATCTCTTTTTTTTGCCAATATTAAAGGCTCATAATATGGAACAACATTTTCAACTACATACTTTCCCTTAAAATAATGTTGTAAAAATATTATTTCTTCATACAATTTCATATCAGGATATCTCGGTTTCCAAACATCTCTTGTTTTTTGACTTATATTTATTCTACTATGACTTGGACAAGGTGGTGATGACCATATAAAATCAAATTCTTTATAATGATCGAGTAAATATTGATGTGCATCTGTTACTACCACTTTATCATTTGGAAATCTTTCTTGATATAATTTAGCAGCTTCAGGGTCATATTCTACAGCTGTAACATCAACATCTGTTATCTCATCCCATTTATATCTATTACCCCCTAAACAAGCATATAAATTAAGAATTTTCATTATATCTTTTGTTTTTCAATCATATAATAATCATTTATGATTGTCATATCTTAAACTCTTTTGTATATAGTATCAACTAAGAAATCAAAATCTTCTCTTGAATTACAATTTCTATCTTCATTATTTCGTAATGCTAATTTTAATCTTGATTCTAACTTTAAAAAATCTATGTCTTTATTTTCTTTAAATTTTCTTCTAAAAGCCCAAACTCTTAAACCTTGCAAAGTAAAAGCCCCTTTTTTATAATTCATCTTTAACATATAGCAAATCTGTGTAACATTATCGCTAAACTCTCTGTCTCTAAATTGCAATCTTCCCTCTCTAAAATCATTTTTAGCAGTTGCATATATATCTATTAAGAGACCACAAGGCAATCCATTATAGATTTCTTTATACATATTATACAAATAAGCATAGTTTGAAAAATACTTTAGATTACTTTTGCCAAATTTGTACCAAGATTCTAAATAATTCTCATCGTTCCAACTCTTCTGTATATTATTAAGTTTAGCAACATCTTTTATCACTTGACTTTTATCACCATATTCTTTTCTAACACAGTTTATAAATGGCTGTTTTGTTTTTAAAAAAGCAGATAAAAGGTGCTGCCCATCTATAACAGCATTTTTTCTACGATCAGAATAATTTAATTTGCCAACTACTGGCAGCCTTAGAATGCCACATAACTTAATACTTTCAAGCATAGATTTAACGTGACGTGGTTTTATTGATCTGTTAAATTCTAATAGATTGTCTGTTTTTAATAAAGTCTTTACTTCTTCTCTTGATAATTGTTCAATATAATTTGTCATAATAATTGTGTTTAATAATTCGCCTACTCTTTAGCTTTTCGGCTTCCGCTATAATATTCCTTCTAAATAATACTCATCTAAATCTACTCCCTGTAAAAAGAAAGTCTCATATATCTTAATGGCTTCTTCTACTTTTGCTTTACCACTTAAATAGAATTCTTCTGAGCAATGATAGATTCCTATATCTAAACTCTTCTTGTCAATGGCTATAAAAGTAAACGCATCGTAAGGCACGTCAAATAACTGACAATACAGATAGCATTGAACATTATAGGAAAATTTTTGAGATGTGTACCTAAAGCTGTTTTTTAGGTCTGTAGTCGTCTTAAGATCAACGATTCGATTCTTGCCTAGTACGTCTGCCTTGCCTCTAAATGGCATACCCATTACTTCTCCTATCGCAGGAACTTCAAACTCTGTGTTTTGTAAATACTTTAATGCTTTCTCATTTCTTAGAAAGGCATCCGCTAATCTCTCTGCATCTCTCTTTTCTCTTTTAGTGAATACCTTTCCGTGTTCTTCCTTTGCTAACTTATAAGCCTTAGAGTTTTTTGATTCTACATCTACAAATACTTGCGAGTTAAATACATCAGGTTCTAGTATTGCTGTGTGAAACAACCATCCATCTCTTAAAGGCTGTGATTCAGGATTGCCATACTTTGTTACATTGTAGTAAGTCTTAGGACTTGTAAGCAATAACTTTAGAGATGAACTACTTAGTGCAGCTTTTGACAAGTAACCATAGTAGAAGCTATCGTCTTGCATCTTCTCTAGTATTTCTTTTTCTTCGTGCTGTGTTCCGTCTAGTAATGTGATCATATCTTGTTTAGTTTTTCTTCTGCTTTTCTTGCTCTTTGTACTGCTCTTAATTTATCTGCTCTATATTCTGATACAATGTCAAGCATATTATCTCGCTCTTCTTTTAGCTTAATGTTATAAAATGCTATCTCACTCATAGCACTTATTATCTTATCAAGTTCTTTATTGCTTTTTAACTTTGACCACTTTAATAAAACTTCTGATACTAAGTTAAAGTTGTTTATGTACTTAATATCTTGTAGTGTGTCAATCTTTAAATAGGTAGCTTCCTTTGAACTCCTATTGAGTATATTGTTTATCATATCTAAAGGTTTTTAACAAATATAAATAAAATATCTATACCTGCAAGTTATTTGTTTTTCTTTATGTACTTAATTTGCTCTTCATTTTTCGCTTTGATGGATTGTAAACGATTATCAGGTGCATATCTATATCCTAGAATAGGATTGATTCCTAAGTTCCAAAAGTCATATCTATCTTCGTTATTCATTGAGTTGCATTATTGTGGCTTGTGATTCTTCTAAAAGGTAAACAGCTTTGTTTGCTCGTTTCTTAGTCCATAGTGTAGTGTCAGGGCAATACATTTCTAATGGTTCAGGTAGTGTGATCTCATTTAGCCAAAACAAATAGTTGGCTTTAGGATCATTTACAAAATATAGCTTCACCATATCGTGAGGCATATCCATTAGCTGATCGTATTTGTACTTCTCAAGCATCTTAGTCTCGTAGTACTTAGTTCTAAACTTCATCTCTACACAACACTCATTTCCTTTAGGTGTAGAACCTACTGCATCGTAATGCTCAAAGCCACCACCACACCATTCTAAGTCCCAACCATCAAAATTAAGCAAAGCTATTAGTGCTTTCTCCCATTTATGTACATCACTAATCTGCATAAGGGAGAGCGTAAATATCATTTAAATCTTGTATCCACCTCTTAACTTCTTTAGGGTTACAAGTGCAAGGCTTGTAGTAAGTGTGCTTAAAATACAAAGCGTGTAACTCGCTAATCATAACAAGTTCTTCGTGTGTAACAGTATTCTTTTTTACTGATCTAAATTTTCTCCAAAGTTTTTTATCTTCTTCGTCCATCTTTTCTGTTGATTTTAATGTTGTTGAGTGCTTCTTTTCTATCTTCACATCCACAGTCTTCTATTCCTATCAAGCCTGTAACTTTTTCTACAAGCCATTTTATTCCTGTGTATTTAAATATTGTTTCTAGTAAGTCTCCTAATCTCATAATAATCTTTCTTTTAAAATTTGTTTTACTTTCTTATAAGTGTTATATAAAGAGTAATAGCTTATTCCTGTGTTCCTAGATAACTCCGACACACTCATCTCACCATCTAAGAGTTCAAACACCTTTCTATCATACCAGTATAAATCCTCTAAGGTTTCCATTACATCTTTATGTATTTCATTATGTGTTTTGTCACCAATCATATCCTGATCTGCTTGCATCTCTAACAACATAAATTCTGCTTCGTCTATATAATTCACTCTTTTTTCTTTTCTCTTGAGGTCTAAAAATAATGTTCTAAGTATTTTGTATATGTAATAATAGTTTACTGTTTCATCGTATTTAATATCTAATCCTGATTCTAATAGTCCGTGAAGTTTTAAGTACATCTCTTGCACTAAGTCCTCAGCTGTGTCGCTATTGCAGCCAAAGGACTCTACGATCTCACACCATTGTTTATGCTTTTTATATGCCTGTATTAAAACATCCATTAAAGAATAGTTATGTGTACTCCAAATAAGAAAAACATTAATGTGATCTGTCTGTAAAAATTCTCCTCATCGTATTCTGTGTCAGGTTCTAGGCTAGGATCATAATATAAAATACCTGCGCTAATTCCATAAATAGGAATGAACTGAATATTTACTTGTGTGTCTCCAAAAAAGAAATCAATCATTTAAATAAGTTTTGGTCTGTAAAATAATCTAATATTATAGCAACTATTACTACTGCTGATGCTCCACCAACTAACCATATGATAAATTCTATAAACTGCATCATATCTCGCCTAGTGTTTTATGTAACATATTTTCTCCGTTAATAGTAAAGCCTACGTTGTTAGGAACTGATCTCATCATAATTGGGCTATCTATTCCTGTAGGTCTTCCATTAGTATCCATATCCTTGATTTTTCTAATATGCACCATAGAATACATCCAGTCAGTTGGATGCTGCGTGTACCTGTGCATTACTAAAAATGAATCAGATCGGTTAATATGCTTACCCCCTCCTTCAGCATCAGAACCCCAGGGAGCAACAGGATGTCCTGAGTATTCGTGATTAGAAGGATGTAGCTTTCTTAAAGCCTCAGTAGCAGCGTGCATACAAAGCAACAAGGTTACATTGTTAGTCTTGCAAAATACTCTAAAAGCAGAACTAGCTTCATAGTCGTAGTCGTGTTTGCTAATACCTCTAAGCTGTGATTTGTCAATCATAAGTGAGTTATAAGGGTCTATCATAAATCCTTGATAGTTCCACGCTTTCTTTATCTCTTGTCCTAAATCTAAGAGTTTGCTATATGTATATAACGTATTTGGATCAATAATTTTAAAATATTCATTTACCCATCTTGTCTTTTCTAGGAAAACTTTTTCTTCTATTTTGTTAATTGGCAACCCTGTAAGAAACTCTATTAGCTTTCTAATAATAGTGTATGCTTCATTCTCACTAGAATATATCAGCCATTTAATTTTATGTTTTACAGAGTACAATAACATAATGTAAAGTATCGTTGTGGTCTTTCCTGTGTTGCTATGCCCTAAGACAATATTGTATTGACCTAGAGAGAGTTTAAAATATTCATCAAAGTCAGGTATTCCTAGCGTGTATGCTTGTCTTACTTCACCTTTTCGAATCTTATTTAGCTTATCAATTTGTTCTTGGATGTTTAATATCATAATACTAATTTATATAAAAAATTTTTAATGCAAAAAAAAGGGGCTAAATGCCCCCTCTTCTTAAAATGGTAAATCTACTTCCCTGTCAGGAGAATGATCAGTAGAAGTCACTTCCTTTTCCTTCTTCCACGTATTCACCTCTGCATATAGCTTACCACTCTTCGCTTTCTTAATGTCGATATTTAACCTACCTTCATTAGCTGCTGCTATTCCTTTGTGCTTAACTAAAGTCTTAGCAAACTGTTCTACACTAACTGATATTCTCATTGGTAACCAGTCCTTGTCTGTTTCGAATGCAAACATTCCGTCTGCAAATAATTTTTCTGTACTATCCATTATATACGTAATTTTCAAATATTTTAGCTGTTCCTTTAATTTTTTCTTCATCCCAGTTGTCATCTTTAGAATAAAGAATGACTGCTGCTTTTAACATACTCTGTCTAATGATGTATTTTTGCACATCGTCTTTAGGAGCGTTAGTAGTTCTACTTGTTTGACTACTTGCTGCTGCAGGCTGCTCATAAACTAGCTTACCTGTTTGATATTCCTCATTTTTGTCATAGGTTACTACATCTCCAACATTCTTTTTGAAGTCACCGACTGCTAAGAATCCTAAAGAGTCACCATTTGCAAAAGATACTTGATACTTGTTAAAGGTTCTTTGACCATTGCTCCAAGTGCCTTTTGGCTCTACACTTGTAATTTTACTTTGCATAATAATTGTTTTGATTAATTTCTAACTTTGCCTCTAGTTCGGCAACCTTGTTCTCTAGTGCTTCAACTCTGACTATATAAAGTCTTAGTAAATCTTCGCTATAAGTCATAGCCAACTATTTTAAAGTCAACTCTGCTTTGTAACTCTTCTTTACAAGCCTTCCTGTAAGCATCTAGTAATTCTGGATTTCTAACAGCATCCATAAGCTGTTCATTGGAATAATACTTAATGTTCATAATACTTAAATTTTAATGTTACTTGTCAACAAATATAAATAAAAAAATAAATAAACAAAAAAAAAGGGCAGAAAACTTAATCTCTACCCCTTCTTCTCCAAGTATTATGATAAACTTATAGCAAATATAAGCATTTGTATCCTACTTTAATACTCTTTTTAGTTCTTTTTCATAGTGCGAGATCATATCTTCTAACTCATCATTTGATATCTTGACAGTTGTTTTACTAAGCAGATACATTTTCTCTGCTGTTTCTTCTCCTAATCGCTTTCCATACTCATATTGCATCCCCTGTTTCATAATATTGCAGCTGTAGCACTGAGGTCGACAATTTTCTTCATCCCATCTAGTTGCATAGTTCTTGCGTGACATAAAATGTCCATTCTGTATCTTCTTAACTGGATACTCCCTGTCGCAAGTGAAGCATTTTACTATACCCTGCTTGTTAGCATATTTGTTTCTAACATACTGAGAGAATATAATATCTAGCTTCTTAACTAGTCTTGATCTGATAGGCTTTTTAGCCATTAGTTAAATCCTTTTCATTCATATGTGCCTCTAAGATATAACCATCTAACGGATTAACAGAGGCTATTGCTCTATATATTTTTCTGCTTACAGCTTTCACTTCTGCTTTTTCTTTTTTAGTTGAGTCGATTCCTAGATTCGTATACATATTTGCATCGATCTCTAAGAGAGCATCAACTTTTCTTTTAACACTCCAAGTCTTGTATCTAGTAATTTTGTTTATCCTTTCTAAAATTTCCATCTTTTTTCTTGCAAGTTATAAAAAATATTTGTTTTTTGTCTAACTACTTCTTAGTAACATACTCTTAGTAACATAGAGTAACAACTATATACTAGCTACTCTTAGAGTAACTTCTTAGCTAAGAGTAGCAATTCTTAGAGTACATAGAGTATTCTTAGAGTATCTAGTTAATATTTAAAATAAGGCTTTCTAAGAGCCTAAAAAGTTGCAAGGTATATACTTACACCACAAACGACTAAAAGTTCCTCTATGATGCCTTAAAATGGCTTAGGTGTCCTTATTGTCCTTTATAGCAGATCCAAAATAATAGCCAAAGATACTAAGTGCTACCCCTTCTACTATTCCTAGCAAGTGTATAAATATCTCTTTGTTAGATGCAGGAACTTCTGTAGTCACTACTGTATAAACTAGA